ATAGTGATTTTCCTAATTTTTCAAAAGCCATTGAATATAGTATTGCTACCCCTGGATGTTGGTGTTATGAAAAATTAAAATCAAAAAGTACTGAATTTAATCCTGATAAACCAAATTTATTAGAAACATATTTACGTATTACATTAGGGCAAAATAATGGTGAGTCACCTGGTATTCCATATGTAATGGAAATTTGGCCTCCACAACACTATTCACCTATACATAATCACGGTGATGCAAATGCAGTAATTCGTGTTTTACATGGATCCATTAATGTAAGTTTATTTCCATATTTATCTCAAGATAATGTAAATCCATTTGGAGTTGTTAATTTTGAAAAAGAAGACATTACATGGATTAGCCCTACATTAAATCAAGTCCATCAATTAAAAAATATAGATAATGTAAATACATGTGTAACAATACAATGTTATATGTATGAAGGTAGTAATGATACTCATTATGATTATTTTGATTATATTGATGGTGATGGTAAAAAACAACAATATGAACCTGATTCTGATATGGATTTTGTTAAATTTAAACAATTAATGAAAGAAGAATGGGAAAACAAGCCTAAAACAAATGAGTCATGGATTAGATACATAATTAAAAAAATATTTTGGTGTTTTCTATGATTCAATAATCTCTTTAATTAAATAAATATGTTTATTCCCATTATCTTCAATTATAATATAAAAAATATGTTTCATTAAATGTAATAATGCATTTAATAATATTTGAAAAAATCTTTCATCTACTCTAACAACACTTTGAATAAATGCAGTATATATTTTTGTAAATATTACTGAATTTTCATCTGGTTCACGTTCTAAAAAATATTTTAATATTTTAATTAAATTTATTTTAGATGATTTATTTAAAGTTGTATCACTCCACGCCCATTTAATATAAATATTTGCTTCATTATCTTTAATTGGAATAATTTTTCCAATATATGATGCACGTAAAATAGTTTTATTTGGTGTTTTTAATTTTATATTATAATATGGATCTAAATCTGATGTTGGTTTTTCAATATCAATATTTTGTTCTATAATTTTATTAATAAGTGATCTATATTTTTGTTCTAAATATTCACTTTTGATAATTGCATTTGCAATAAAATCGTCTGTAAATATATTTTTATTATCCATACTATAAATAATAAAAATTTATTTTTTTTTAAATTGTGGCTTTTTATCCACAATATTAAATATTTTTGGTTCTTCTCTTCTAATTACTATATTAGGTGACTTATTTAATATTTGTTCTAAACTCAGTACATTTTGAGCACTAAATTCTCTTTGTATTACTTCTTTTTTACCTCCTTCATATATAGGTGGAAAACCTCCGTTGTGATTCATATATATACATTATATTTATTTTATTGTATAAATTACATAATATTTATTAATAATATCATTATATAAATCATATTTAATTGTAATTACATTAGAACTATTTGTATTATATTCAAATATTTTTTCATCATATTGATTTAGTACTGATATTTTATAATTTAAGATATCTGATAATATATATATTTCATATTTATACATACGATCTAATGGATCTTGTGATACTAATTTTTCTTTTAATTGCGGTATATATTTAATATTAAATTTATTATATAATTTATTTAAATTTTCTTCATCTAATATCCATTCAATAATTTTACCTTTAAACAAATTAATTATATCTACTTGTAATGTACTATCATATCCTAAATTTCTATATTCTACTTCAAGTAATGGATTTTTAATCCAATATAATCCATTTATAATACTTCTATAAAATCCATCATCTTTTTTAACTAATTGCTCAATTTTATTACCAAATATTTTTGGTGGATATAATTCAGTTTCTGCATTTATTTTTATTAATTTTTTCTTACCAATAATCGGTATATTATTTTCACCGTATATTTCTTTTAATATATTATCTATTGTTAAATTACTAGATTTTAATATTTTTTCATTTGGTTTAGTTGAAAATAAATCATAATTATATATATCATCTACACTATATGGATATCTTTTTAATATTTCTTGTCTCTTAATAATATTATATACAATTTCATTACTTAATCTTTTAATATATGTTATTAAAATATCTTCTGTTACTTGTAATTGACATGTTTTACTATTGTTTGATTTTCCACAATGAATATGTGAGCACGTCTTATCTAATTTACATAATTGCCTAAAATTTGTAATTTTATAATTATCTAATTTTGGTATTCTTGGTATAAAATTAATAAGATTATGTTGTTTAATAATTTTAAATATATATTCTTTTACATTTGTTACATTCATTTGACTACATAATGTATCTAATTCTGTTTGTAATTTTGGATTACTTGATATTAATTCACTTAATTCTAATTTAAATCTTGTATATCCTTCTTCAATATATTCTACCTTATTTACTTTTAATATTCTATCATCTACAATTATATTTTCAGGACCTTTTAATATTTCACGATCAATAATATCATCTTCTTTACGTGTAACTTTCATTATATTTTTAATTTTGTACTCTTTAGCAAATTTATCTATTTCAGAATCATCCATACGATTTACTGTAATTGGTAATATAATATTTTCTTGAATATATAATCCAGTTACAATATATTTATCTCTAATTTTTTGACTATATGTTATTCCCTTTACTTTAATATCTAAACCTTTTAACTTATTTACAAAATTTATACTAGTATTTATCGTATTAATATAATCCAAATAATTTTTATATATCGGAATTTTATTAATACATCCTGATGGTTGGACTGGAAATAAAAAATTATTTTTACTAGTATCAATTGTTAATATTAAAAATCTACATTTATATCTTGAATCAATTACTTGTCCTATTATATTATACGATGAATCTAATTTATTTTTTATTTCTCTTGCAGTATAAAATACATTTGATGTTAATTTTGTATTTTGTAAACAATTTAATGTATAATATTTATTAATTCTATTAATTACATTATTTTCTTCTGTATTATATTCATATAACTTAACTACATTCATATACTTTTCTTTTTTACTTGAATCTTTTTGTAAATTAAATACAGGAAAATATATGTTATCATCTTTCAATAAAATTACATTTTTCTTTGTTAAATAATCCTGATAATTTTCTATATTTTTACATAATAAAATATAATCATCATATTTAATCCATTGATTTGTATCACTATCTATACGTTTGGATACTCTTTTTTCGAATATATATGTATTAATATTATAATAATAACATATTAAATCATCTATAAATTCATGTGTAACATCATATCCATTATAAATATATTGTTTTAATGCATCTACATTACCAAATCTCAATTTGATTTCACCATTCATTAAACATGTAAATAAGATATCATCAATTTTTGAAAAAATATTATCTAATATTTCTTGATATCCAATTTCTAATACAGATGCTATTGCACTAATGTATGGTATTTTTTGATTTCCAATACCATATTTAAAAAAATATCCAGATTTAGATTGTATTAAATAATGATTTTTGATTATTTTATCATTTGCAATATTATTCTTATTTGCTAATTTATTAAAAAATATTTCCATATATTCTGGTAAAAAAGAATATCTTCCCTCTTGTACCTTATTTGTCTCTTGTAATATATATATTTTATCTAATTTTACATTTTTTACCTCTAACTCACTTTCCATTAATCCATTATTTGCACATTTATCATTAATTTTTTTCTTATTTGTATTTTTTGTATTAAATGAATCATTTTTAAAACAACATGGCATACACAATCCAGAGGGATGTTTACTTTTTGTTAAATATCCAATATATGAATATTTTTTATTTGTTTCTAAATCACATGTATAATATATATTTTTATTTTCAGATGGTATTTTAATTGTTCTTAATGTAACTTCCTTATTATTAATTTTAACTTTCTTTTCATAATTTTTTGTTTCTGGATTATAAACATATCCATTTGCTAATAATTCAACTTCGGATGTATGAAGTGTTGGTTGTCTTTTTTTAGTACCACTATTTTGACAATTTCTTGACCAATGACTTTGACCTTTATCTGGTCTAAATCCTAAACGATCTTTATCTAATTTCGTCATTTTTTTAATTGTTTTAACATCCTCTGTTATTTCAGATATTACTTCAATCATATTTCTTCTTTTTGCAATATTATTTAATGATTTTAATACATCTAACATATATCTCCTATCTGGATTTTTATGATGGTATAAATCTACATATAAATATAATATGATATTCATTAATTTTAATATTTGATTTAATTGCCACTGTGATCTAGCACCAGATATTCTTATTTTATAATTATCAGATGTTTTTCCTTGAATATCTACTTCAACACCAGATGGTTTTGCTTTAGGAATATTTTCAAATTTTTTTAATATATTTCTTGATTTTTTCAAAAATGGATATTTGTCTCTAGTTTCTCTAATTTTTTGTAAACTGATTTCATCTGTTAAATTAAATTGACTACTTATTTCTTTAACTATACCCTTTTCATCATATTCATAATTTTTTAAGAAATATCTTATTCTTTGTTCTATATTCATTTCACGATAATAATTTGATACTCTTTTATATCTTAAATATGTACCATACTTACTTAATTCATTTGTGCTACTTTGTTTATTTTTACTTTCTCTTTTTCTAGGACTTACAACAACTGATATATATGGAAAAAATAATCTGCAAAAATCAGATAAATCATTATGGTTAATTATATATGATGTTATTTCTTTTTTATTTTTATCTGATACAGCTGCTTTTCTTGGTAATTGAAAACTTTGAATATTATTAATAAATGCAAATTTAAAATCAACATCTTTTGGTACATATATTTTAAAAAAATCATTCTCCTCATTTATTTTTATAATTAAATCCTGGATATATTTAAATGTATTCGTAATATCTTCAAATGTAGCACCATCTTCTTCTTTCCATTGAGTTTTATATTCTAATCTTCCATATTCATTTAATTTAACTGATATATATTTATTATATGATCCTCCTTTGATATCTACTTTAACCTTAAAACTAATACCATATGGATTTGACTCTAACCATTTTGATTGAATTGAATCACGATCATGTTCTGGAGAAATTGTTCTAAATTTATGCCATCCTGCTGCATCAGGTGGTTGATATTGAATATATGGATATTTTTCTGATAAAATATAATTTTCAAATATACGATGCAAATTAAATTTTAATATGCTCGATACTGCAATATTACTATCTAAATTTATTTCTTTGTTATTTATATTTGTTATATATAATGAAACATGGATCGTTGTTTGTGTTATAAAATTATTTTTATAATAATTTGCATAATTATCTTTATATGGCATTTCTTCTTCTACATATGACATAACTTTATTTTCTAACGATAAATCATTATTTATTGTTGTAATTGATTGATTAATTTTTTTATATTCAACATCTACATTTTTATTTAAATAATCTATTATTTGTGGTAAATCTATTACAGATTCTGTAAAATATATTTTTACATAATAATCTCTAATATTTACTAATATTTCTGGTGATGGATTATAATTTAATCCTAATTCAGAATATATATCGGTAAAATATATTTCATTATTATTTAAATAATCACTATATTCATTTAAAATCATATGATTATTATCTTCAGTATGAATTCTTGATCCATATCTATTCATACCATCTTTAATTGTACCAATATTTCCCTTTAATATTTCATAATCATGAAAATTTTCTAATGGCACTACATCAATTGGTAATAAATTATTTTGCTTTAACCAATTACGACCTAACATAATATTATCATGGACTTCTGATGATGTTGTACCATTATAATTGTTATATGTATATTCAATCCATGTATATATTCTAGCTGGTATGAAATATGGCATAGATGATTCATATGCTTTATTTTTTTCTATAGTAACACATATCTTTTTTTTAATATTTAAAATAGTATCATCTGGATAAATAAATTGAGAATATATTATTTTCTTTTCAACTATGTCGGATGTTTCACTATTATAATTATTATTCATATTACTTGTATCAAATTCAATATTATAATCTTTTCTTGCTTTTATACGATTTGCATCTTCTTCTAATATTTTATTTAATTGATTTTTTGTTTTTTCTGCATCTTTATCTATACTTTCATTAATTAAGTGCATTTCTTCTAATTCATTTGCATCAAATTCTTCTCCAATATTATCTTGTACTATTTCTGTATTATTAATTTCTATATTTTCATCTTCGGTTAATTCTGTATCTACTTCAGTTTCAGTATCTACTTCAGAATCAGAATCATCGGAATCATCATCTAATTTATTCTCTATTTTTGCATTACCTCCAATTAAATTAAGATTTGACTGTTTCTCATCTTCTACTTGTTTTTTTAATCTTTCTATTTTAATTTTACTTGAATAGGAATATACTATACTATTTTTCTTTGTTGTTTTAAAATGTTTATTAATCCATTCTTCTCCCATTTTTTTTGTTAAACTATTTTGTTTTGTTTTTTCAGCATTGGTATTAATGATTTTTTTACATTTATTAATATGATCACTTAAAAATAAATTTTCATACCAATATATATCATAATAATTCTCTAATTCTTCTATATTATCAGCTGATAATTCTAATAATGTATCAAATAATGATAAATTTACAATTTTTGATATTATTTTCTTTATAGAAGCGGGTACATTTCCTAAAAATATATAATAAAAATATTGAAACTTACGATTAGCATTTCTATATTTATATATTATTTTAAAAGGCTTAAACAATGCACGTTGTAAGTCTTTACTCATGAATATAATCTAGAATTAATAATTTGTAAAACTTATATATTTAACAAATTATAATAGATATTTTTTTACATAATTTATAAACCAATATGAATGAACTATCATTGTGCATATGCTAAAAATAAATATATCATTATGAAAATTATATGTTATATATAAAATAAAAATATTATATAATATTCTAAAAATAAAAAATAGTAAACCAAATAATATATGATTTTTATATATCTTAATATATCTTAAATTTAATAATAGTGTTGGTATTTCATATGGCATACCAAGAATAAATAAATGAATTTTATTATAATAATTTCCATATAATAATAATGAAATATATGCACTATGATGAATATATGATGTTAATATATTATTATTAAGTATGTTTGGATAATATTGTATTCCAATTGATAAATCTGATATGAAATAACTTATAGATAAATTATATACAAACTTACTAATTGTTATATTAATTTGATTTGCTAATAAATAATTATTATATACTAAATAAAATGTATATGGTGATATTAATGAAGTGATTACACTATATACTAATGATAATACATGTGCATTTTTCATATTATCATGATTAACTAATGGTAAATTAAATAAATATATTAATGGAAAATATATAATTCTCCATAATCTACATAATATTAAAATTGGATGAAAAATATAACTTGTAAAATTATTTATCATATTAATATCTAATTATAATTTTTAGCATTATATATTTAAGTTAAAAATTATAATTTAATACATTCGTATTAATTTCAATACCACAATACTCTTCTGGTTTACTATTATAATCAATAAATTCATACATTTCTACGTCTTTTGCAGTTTCTAATAAATATTTATTTAGTTCAAAAAATAATTTAGTATGTCCAACTTCTGGACAGCCAATATGTGCAATTTCATGCACTGCAACATATAATATTTTATTATAATCATAGAATTCAAACGTTTTTTTATTTCTTAAACAAAATACGAGTTCTTCTCCTTTATTTACACTATAACTTGTATAAGGGCTATCTTTTTCTACTTCTCTTATATATACTGTATTTAATCTATCTACAATTATTTTAATATAATTTATATAATCTTGGTTATTTTCTTTAATAGCTCTCTCTAATCCTTTTTGTGCAATTTTTGCTAAATCTTTTTTTAATCGAATTAAAAGATCTACTGCTTTCATTTTATCTGTATGTTCTTGAACCATATAAATTTGTCCATTAAATTCAGCAGTTACTAATCCAGCATTTTTTATTGAATATATTAAATATAAAATTAATAATACTAATAGAAATACTATAAATTGTTGCATCATATAATAAATTTAGTTTTTTTTTATTATTAATTAATTATTTTAAATTTATTTTCTAGATAAAATATATTATGGGAAATAGTGAATCTAAACCTCCTGCATCTCCTGCTCCTGCAATAGAAAATAATGAAATGTTAGTATCATCTCCTGCTGGTCCTGGTGCAAATTATAATGCAGTAAGTGGAAATACGGAACCAATGGTATATACAGAACAATTAGAAGTGGTAGCGGAAGCTAACCCTGAATCAAATCAAGAAGGCGGTGTATTTGATTTATCATCTATATATAATAAATTATCAAAATTAATAAATAATGAAACAGAAATGGCTGGAGGATTATCTAATAATATAGATAGTCATTTATCTAAACTTAAAGAATTATTACAGGAAACTGAAACAAATAATAATTTAGTTGGTGGATTGTCTAATGTAGATAATTATTTATCTAAACTTAAAGAATTATTACAAGAAACTGAAACAAATAATAATTTAGTTGGTGGCAGTTTCTTTGATAAATTAAGAAATTTAATTTCTTTTGAAACTGAAACTAATAATAATAATGATTTAATTAATAAGTTAGAAAGTTTAGTAATGACTGAAACAAATAATAATTTAGTTGGTGGTGCTGACAATGACTTGGTTGGTGATGCTACCAATAATTTAATTGGCGGTGCTGACAATAATTTAATTAATGATGCTACCAATAAATTAAAAAATTTATTAATGCAAGATACTGAAATAAATTATAATCTAGTTGGTGGTGCTACCAATGATTTAGTTGGTGGTGCTACCAACGATTTAGTTGGAGATGCTACCAATAAATTAAAAAATTTATTAATGCAAGATACTGAAAATATTATTAATTTTAAAGGTGGTGCATTAGATAAATCTAATTTATTTTCTGAAAATAGTACTTTATCTGAAAGTTCTCAATCAGAAAGTAATTTACATGGTGGTAAAAAACATCATAAGAAAGAAAAAGAAGAAGAAGTAGAAGAAAAAGAAGAAGAAGATAAAGAAGAAGATAAAGAAGAAGTAGAAGAAAAAGAAGTAGAAGAAAAACCTGAACAAGAAGAAAAAGAAGATAATATGACTGATCAATCTGGAGGTGATCAATTAGATACTGAATTAAAAAATATTTTATATGAATTACAATCCAATAATAAAAATTTAAGTAAATACAAAGGTGGTAAATCATCTAAAAAAAGTAGTAAAAAATCTAAAAAAAGTAGTAAAAAACAATCTAGACGTACATCTGAAACATCAAATGTCTCACATAATACATACAATATAGATTCTGACTTTGATTCTGGAGATTCAGATGAATATTTAACATCAACATCATCAATGAATACATCTGATATTAATATTAAACATTATAGATCATAAATTAAAAATAATTTAAAATAAATATTATTTTTAATCTAACCATCTATCTAATGATACAGATTTCATAAACGGTTTTCCAGAACGTCGACATTCTTCTTCTTTTATTAAATCTTGAAATAAAATTGTAGCATCTTCTGGTTTTGCAGTTACTAATTCTAAAAACTGAATAGCTGGAGTCATAATTTGATTTGTAATATAAAACATATAATCTAATTTTAAATTATTTTGAATAATATACTCTGGATGCTCTATTTTTTCTCCTTGTAAAATTTTCTGGCCTTTTAATTTTGGAACTTCAATGTATGCAAATGGAACACGATCATTCATCTGAGGTGCATTTGGACGTTTCTCTTTAATCATTTTTTGTGCTAACATTACATGTCCAATATTAATAAAATTTTGTTCTTGACCATCTTCATCCAAAACAATATTACCTTTTAAATCTTTTTTAATAGATGTTTTATATTTATTAATATCTTTGATAGTTTTTGATGTAACAAAATCTTTAATTGGATATTTACCCTTAAATATATCTTTAATCGCTTTTTTTGTAAATATAATAGTTTTATTACAATCAATTTCATTCATCATAATTTCAATCATACCACCAATAACACGTTTAACAATTTGTGCATTATCTCTTCTCTTTAATACAATACCCATTGATGTTTGTGTAAATTCTTTGTCATCTTCTGTATATTTATTACCAACATATCTCTTTTTTGAAAAAATAGCAAACGGAAAAAATGTTTTTTCATATGATAATTCATGTGGAAATCGTAATCTAGCTTGAACAAATTTACTTACTAATATACCTAACTCAATCGCTGGTTGTAATGCTTCTTTTGTATAGATTATTTCATTTGTGTCTTTTTTTGCGATGACAAAGTCATTGAATATAGAATCCGTATCTCCATACACCACCTTAGGATTAATATCATATTTATCAAATATTTCTTTTACAGTATTTACTATTTTTGTAACTTCTTTTACATCATCTGTTAATGTTTTACCCGCTTTGTTTTTTAATTTTTCAGTAAAAAATTCACGTAATTTTTCTTTGTTCTCATGATTTTCATAAATATATTGTAACGTATTTTTAAAATCTTTTTCTACAAAATTCTTTGCAATCATAATTTGTCTACGTCCAACAGCAGTTGTTGATGCTGCTAACATAACATAACACACTGGAGATGTTCCTGCACCAATTTGCCCATACAAAGAGTTTGCAGTTAGTTTTAATGCTAACTGTCTGCCCTCATATACTGCCTTCATAAATACATCTGTTTCTGATTCTGCTAATTTTCTCACCGCTTTACGTTCTGTAAGTAAATCATTTAAAATTTCTGGAATAACACCAAATTCACCTTGTTTCTTTGCATATTTACATACAACTTCTTCTTTACTTCCATCTGGTAATTCTTGATCAAATGTAATTATATTATATGTATATTCTGGTAAATTATCATATTTAGGATCATCTACAAACATTTCATGAGATATATTTTCTGCAATCATTGAACTAGGATATAGAGAAGAATAATCATTTACTGAAATTGGAACACGATGAAATTTTGGTTCAGGAGTTAATACAATTGCACCTTCATATCCTACCTTATCTTCATCATCTTCTAATTTTTGAATTCTAGGTAATACTTTAATTAAGAATCCCTTTTTTCTACATTTCTTTACTACCAAACTAAATGATTTAATTCCTTGACCTCGCAAAAAAATCCATTGCATTGGTACACTAGAAATACTTGCCATTTCCATATTTTCAGGAATTTTATTCAGTTTCAATAATAATTTAATTGGTAAAACACAATCCTGAATACAATACTGTGCAATACTAGTAATTCCTTTTGATTCACCACTTTCATAAAATCTAAACATTTGTTTTGGACTAATATCATCTTTTACAATTCCTGCAAAAAAATAAATATGTTGATTAGTTTTCTTAGTAATAGTTTCATTATCTAAAATATACGTTAAATTTCCACGAATATCTAAATATTCTTTTGTTAAATTTATAATCTTTAATTTATCACTAATAATATCATCTTCTTCAGATATTTTAATAAAATTTCCTAGTTTAAATTCACCTGGCTTTTTAATATATATTCTAGTTACATCATCTATAATTTCTACTTTTTTAATAATCTCTCTCATAAAATGTTCAGCTACTGAATCTAATTTATAACTATTTAATTTATAATCTTTCTGAATTAATTTCATCAAATCAATTTGAACTCTTCCAACTGTATTATAATAGTGCATTTGATTATCACCTAATGCAGCCGATGACAATTTAACATTTTCTTTAAATTCAGTTCTGGTAGTCAAACGACTTAAAAATCCAAATTCACTTAATCTTAATAATTTTGCACGACCATGAATATATTTTTCATCAAAACCATATATATTATATCCTGTTAAAATATCAGGATCTTCTTCTTGAATAATTTTTTGAAATTCCATTAATAAATCTTCTTCTTTTTCAAATGATAATACATTAGTATTTTCTATTTCATTACATTTTTTTAATGTTAAAATATATTTTATCTGATCAAGTTCACCAATCGTTTGAAATACCATTCCAATTTGAATAATTGGATCTTCTATACGATCTGGTTGAGGAAATTCTTCGTCATGACTATAACATTCCAAGTCAAAAGAACAAATCTTAAATTTACCTAAACCTAGCTTTGGATCTTCAGATGTAAAGTTGTGCTGAGAAATAACATTTTCATAATTAATTCTCAAATGATAATCGGTTAAGGCTCGAGTCTCTTTTTCAGCCCTGTATAACCCCTTGGGCAATTTAATCCATCCACAAGATTTAATATCTTGAATATGCATATATCTTAACATTGGATCAAAATTAGATTCATACAATTGAAATTTTTGTTGTTGTCCATCAATTCTAATTTCTAACATCCCATCTTTAGATCTATTATGATAAAATTTCATAGAATCACTAGATTGAAAACGTATCATTAAAAATATAAATTTTTCTTCAGCTTTAAATCCATAAAATTCTTTCCATTCTGTTGCTTGATAATCATATATATATTTACTATGATCTTTACTCATTCCTTTCATTCCATTAATTAATTTTTTTACTTGTGTCATAGTCCAACTTTTAGGAATTTTTATGAAAAAATATGGAAAAAAATTATTAACGGTAACTGTTAATGATAATCCTGTATTAGTTCTTCCAAAAAATCTAATTACATATTTTTTTTCATCGTCATCTCCAACATTTTCAGACATCCAATCTATAATATTACAATATACATTGGTTGTTGATGGTTTTATTATATTTTCTTCATTAGATGGTTCAGCCATTTGTATTATACTTATAATAATTAATTGTTTAAGGTTTAAATTTTAATTTTTTCAATTATTAATATAATGGAGAATTTACATGCACAACCAAATAATATAAAATATATACAATTTATATTACCACTAAAATATTGTTGTGAATGCGGTAATCAGGTACTTGATAATAAAAATCATGAAGATTGTATAAGGTGGGGTATAATGATGAAAAAATACAATAATATAGATAATTGGCATTCTGCATGTTTAAAAAATGGTCAACGTATAGCAATCACTTTGAATATAACTAATTATTCTTGAGTGTTCCTAAATATCATAATTAATAACATATTCTTTAAACACATCATTTTAAAATTATATTTCCTAAAATTATCTATATTATGATTTGTTGGTAATTTATATATTATCATTTTTGTTATTGGATTAGTAAATATATCATCAATAATTTCATCTAATTTAACTTCTTTTTCTTCCTTAGAATCTTTTTGTATCATAATATCCATCTTATATTGTGATTTATATATTGGTCCACCCCATGGCGGATCAATAAAAACAATATGCTGATCTAATTTATTAATTAAATTCAAATAATTATCATTGTAAAATAATATATTATTTTTTTCATATTCTTTCATATTATGTACTAAATACTGAAATCTAGTTGTATTTATTTCAATAGCATTTACATTTTTAAAAAATGAACTAAATGATAATGTATTTCCCCCAACACATGCCATTGCATCTGTAATAGTTAAATCATCTAAATTATCTTCTGGATATCTTAGTTGGTAATTCTTTTTTATAATTTCTGATATTATTTCCGCCTTATCTGGTAATGTAATACTATATTTTGATACATCATCCATTAATATATGCTTATTTTGCATATCTGGAAAAAATATATTTTGATTATGATCATTCATATTATAATACTCCTTATTATTTTTAATAATTATTGTTTATAATCTTTATTTAACTAATTATATTATATGGGAAAAAATAAAGCAGAAGACATAATAACTGAAAATTCTAAAAATGAATCACTCTTTTTGGAATTTAAAAAACTTGTTAAAATAAATGAATATTTATATACTAAACTTGATGATCCAAAAGAAAAAATGATGTACAAGCATAAAATTATTAGTTTAAAAAATTCAACAAAACAAATTAAAATATTTTCGAATGAAATTAAAGAAGGTTCACAATTAAAAGATATATCTGGTATTGGTAAAGGTACTATTGCTAGAATTGATGAATTTATAAAAAATAAAAAATTAGAAGAAATTACTAATTTTTGTAATCAATATGATTGTGATAGTATATTATATAATAAAAATCCAAATTTAGTTTATGAAGATTTAATAACTGTATTTGGTATTGGAGACAAAATGGCAAAAAAACTTATTGAAACTTATAAATTAAAATCAGTAAAAGAATTACAAAAATTAGTAAAAGAAAATAAAGTAGATCTACCTGATAATATTAAAACTGGTTTAAAATATTTTGGTAAAGTAAAAAACCATATACCTCGATCCGAAATAACACAAACTAGAGAATTTATATATGAAATTTTTGAAAATTTAGATCCTAATCTTGTATTTGATATATGTGGATCTTTTAGACGTAAAAAACCATTTTCTAATGATATTGATTTATTAGTTACATCATATGAATTAATTGATGAAAATTCTGAAAAATCAGCAAAAATAATGAAAAAAATAATAAATTCATTAGAAGATAAAAAATTTATTATTGAAAGATTAACCGATGAAAATTCATCTACAAAATTTATGGGATTTTGTAAAAGTAATAAAGATATACGTAAAATAGATATTCGTTTAGTTCCAATGAAATCATTTTTTCCAGCATATTTATATTTTACTGGTTCATATGAATTTAATGAAAGAATGAGAGGTATTGCAAAACGACTTGGATATAAATTAAATGAATATGGATTATATAAATTAGATGGGGATAATGAAAAATTAATACAAATTTATTCTGAAAAAGATGTATTTGATATATTAGGAATGAATTATTTAGAACCATATGAACGGATATAATTTATTCACCAATTGAAAATCTACTATAAAAATTATCATAATTACTTTTTCGCATATAATATATTAAAAATATAATTATAGGTAAAAGTAGCAACCATAAATAATTTAAATTAGAATTATTTATATATGGTTGATATATTGAGGGTGCATTTAATATTTTTTCTGTTTCTTTTGCTGAATCTATTACTTCTTTACTCGCGTCAATATATTCTATTGTATTTTTAGGTATATTTTGATTAAAATTTTCTATTATTTTATTTGATTGATATATTGAACAATTTGGTATATAACTAATAGAAGCATCTGATTTAATTTGTTTTATATTTTTTATAATATTTGAAGTAAATTTATCTGGATTACATACATCTGGAATTGTTCCTTTTTTAAATTGAAGAATTTTTAATTTATTAATTGCAATTCTTGAATCTATAAAATCTTGAATTATCCAATCACCAATACATTTAAATGTTGAATTATCTGATATACTTTTTAATATTGATAAATTAATAGATGATGAATATGACCTATCTCCATTTTTTCTATCTGTTATAATAAATGATAATTGTATTGTAGAATTATTATTAATAATATCTTCAAATTTTGGAATAATTGTAATATCACATATTCTTGATGGTTTAAAATCATATATTAAACATAATAAATCAACTATATTATATCCAATACTATTTAATGTTCCAGTACTAGGAAAATATGTGTTATTTATTAATTTTCTTATTATAGAATTTTTATCTTCTTTTGATAAATCTATATCTGGTAATAATGTACTTACATATATATTAATTTTTATTATAATACCTGGCATATTAGGACATGATACAAATGAAGAAGGCGATAAATGTTCAATTAAATTATTTTTATTATATTTTTTATACATATAATATTAATTATAAAATAATAATTTTATTAATGAAATTAATAAATATATATCAAATATACTATCGTAGATTAAATATCCAATCATTTTAATTATATTAATCCATGTATAGTATTTAATTAAATATGTATCTACTAACTTATATCCTTTTTTTCTATAATAATTTCTAACACCTACTCCAGAAATAACTGCAATCTTCTTATTATACATAAATCCAATTAATTCTGCATTTCTCATTAATTTTGTTCCTAAATTTTTATGTTGAGTTCTATTTTCATTATTTTGTGTGTTATTTACACTAACTTGCATTCCTAGGACATGTAATTCACGAATTAGTGCAGTGTCATGTAATATGGGTAACACACCGTGATTAGATGAATTAATTCTCAATCTAAGATATCCATATAAAATATGTTCATCATTAGATGTATACGATAAAAAATATTCTGTTCCATAGGATCCCTCATATGAATTTATTTTAAATTTCATATCATTTGAATTATAATTTTGAAATTTTACTTCACGGCAACGTAGACAATTACATTTTAAATTTTGTTTATCCATTTGCCGTAATACAACATCTCTCATATGTGTCATTTTACTACCACCCATAATTTCTTTTGTTGGAAAATCTCTAAATACTCTGTTAATACGAATCCATGGATATACTTGTTTTTTTACATGTATTAAAACATCAATCAAATCTTGACCATTATTATTTTCAGAATATGGTTTATATGTTCCAGCATCATACCATTCTTTAATTTTAGTAAAATTTAATACTAATGTTGGATATAACTTCCATTGATCTGCTTGGTATTCAGGATTATCAATAATTTCTTGTAACATAATCTTATCTTTTTCAGGAGTAGAATATGGCATATCTAACATAATATGAATATCAACTTTAAATCCATTTTGCTTTAAAATATATATTCCCCACATATTTTCTTCATTTGTACACTTTCTATTATTTTTTTTCAAAATATAATCATCTGTATGTTGAACACCAATTTGAATCCGTGTTACCCCATATTTACGAAATAATTTGATTTCATCTAGATTAACATCATCATCCCAATGTGTTCCTTTTGTTGTAATCCAATCAGGTCGAGTTTCAATTGTTAACCCAATAATTCTATGTGTTGCAGTCTCATTAATTTTTTGTTCTTCTTCAATTGATTTCATTTCACGTACAGGAATTTCATTTAAATAATATTGTTGAAAATCATAATAACAATTACATGCATAATATAAACTTGTCATAAATTCCATTAAATAATCTTTTGGATAAAAATTAAATGTACCACCTGAAACAATAAACTCTAATTTACACGGGCTATCAGGTGTAGGTTCAATATGACCTGTCATTTCTAAACTTGCAATTCGATCAAGTGTCTGTTTGATCGGATCAAAATTATTTTGTGCACCTCTTGCTGATCCAGGTTCTCCTGATGAATAAGATCGTGGCTGAGTCATATTACCATCTGCATCGCGTTCTTGAGGACAATAATGGCAATCCATTGGACAACTAAATTTTGATGGTCCTGTAAAAACTGTAATTACTACAACACCAGATGCACTTCTGGATACTCGCTTTCGCATAAATACTTCTAAATTAGGATTAAATATAATTTTATTTTGATTTAACATCATTCTATAATAATGTACTAATGTTGTCTTACTAACTAACATTTTATAGTCATGGAATAATTTTTTTATTACTAATTCATACTCATTCCGATTATTATATTTATGTCTTGTTAATTCATTATAAAAATCTTGCAAAATATCTGGATTTATATAATCAATTGATGATTTTTTATAATCACCTGCAAATACATCTTCAATATCTTTTACTGTTAATTTTGAAGACATCATTTTATAATATAAATTAATTATAATATAATAAATATAGTTCAATTTTTATTTATTTTAACATGGTGCATCTCCAGTATATTTTGTGTTATCATTATCTTCATTAATAATCATATCATCCAATGCTTTACCAGGTGAAACCATAGGTAATACACATTCATTTTCATCTGTAATTATATTACATACAATAGGTCCATGGTTATAATATAATACATATTTTAATTTTTCAATAATAGATTCTTCTGAATTATTAAAATCTATTTTAATACTATCACATCCCATTGATTTACACACTTCTTCAAACGGTGGATTATTCATTTTAACACCAATTAATTGATTATTATAAAATTTTTCCTGCCACATTTTAACCATTAATTGATAACTATTATTTATAACTAATATCTTAACATTTACTTTATTCTCGATTGCAGTCAATATTTCTACAAATGACATAGTAAAACCACCATCACCACATATACAAATTACTTTTTCATTATCATATGGTAATCCAATTTTTACACCAATCGATGCAGGTAATGCATATCCCATAGATCCTAAACCACCTGATGTTAACCATTTTACTTTAGGATAATCATAATCAATAAATTGTGCAGCCCACATTTGATGCGCACCAACATCAGCTACAATTGTATAATTATTTTCATTGTCATTTTGAATAATATTATTTAATAGACTAATAACTTGTCTACCTTGAACAACTTTTTTTGATGGATATGAAAATTTAATTTTTTTCCATTCATTGATTTGATTATACCAATTATAATACATATATGGATTATAAGAATTATTATCACACATATCTAATAATTCTTCCAATATATTTTTACAATTATTATTAATATAATATTCAGTTTTAATTACCTTATTAATATTTTTATTTTCTATATCAATATGTACAATTTTTGCATTTTGAGCAAATTTTTTTGGATCTCCAATAATCCGATCATCAAAACGAGATCCAAAATTTAATAATAAATCACAGTTTTGTATTGCCATATTGGCATAATATGATCCATGCATTCCTAACATTTTTAATGCATTAATATTTTTTTCTGGAAATACTCCTAACCCCATTAATGTTGTAGTTACTGGTATTGATGTTATTGATGCAAATTTTCGTAATAACTCAACGGCATCCGCTTGAAATACTCCTTGTCCACATAATATTATTGGTTTTTTTGATTCATTAATCATTTTTATAATATTTTCAGATGTAATACTTGATATTTTTTTATGTTTACTCATTTTAATTTTTATATTTTTTTGAGTAGTATCAACACTCATAATATTTTTTGGTAAATCTATTAATACGGGACCATGTCTTTTATCAAGCATATGTAAAAATGCTTTATCTATTACACTATTAATTGTTGATCCATCTTTAATAATATAATTCCATTTAGTACATGGTTTTGAAATACCAATTACATCTGCTTCTTGAAATGCATCTGTTCCTAATACATGTGTTGATACTTGTCCAGTTAATGCTAATATAGGTGTTCCATCACTTAATGCATTTTGCATACTAGTCATTGTATTAATTGCTCCTGGTCCAGATGTTACCATTACTACACCTGGTGTTTTAGTAGCTTTTGCATATCCTTCTGCCATAAAACTTCCCCCCAATTCAGTTCTTGATTGAATAAAATTAATTTGTTTATTACGATAAAATTCATTTAAAACAGGTAAAATTGCACCACCTGATACACCAAAAACTGTTTTAATATTATATTTAATTAAATTATTTACAATTGTTTTTGCTCCTATCATTATTAATATTATCTAATATTAATAATAATACTATTATTTTATATCAATTTTAACACGCACCATCAATTTGTATCCATTTATTTTTTCCAACACATTTACATGGTTTTTCAATTGGATTTGGTGATTCATCAGATGTATCAATGACTGAATTTACTGGACATTGTTGATTTGATGGGGCATTTGACGGGGCATTAAATAGGATATTTGATGTAGTAAACTTTGTATTTGATGGTACATTTGATAATGATGGCGAAATTGACATATTTTCCATTTTTTCAATAACTTTTGGAGATAAAAAACTATATTTTATATTTCTTGGCATATATATATTTTATTTATATTTTTTTTGCAGAAGTAATAAATAAATACATTCCAATAACAAATATTGCTGGTATTATTATTCCATTCAGAGTCTTGATTGGCGCGGGTGATGGTGATAGCGATGGTGTAGGTGGTTTAGGTGGTGTTGGTTTAGGTGGTTTAGGTGGTGTTGGTGGTGTTGGTGGAGTTGGAGTTGGTGGTGTTGGTGGTTTAGATGGTGTTGTTGAAGGTGGTTTAGATGGTGTTATTGAAGGTGGTGCAGATGGTGATGCAGATGGTGATGATTTTTCTTTATAAATTCTTATATCTGTAGCAGTCCACATTTCATTCATTAATGAAATCTCATCATATGGCAAATATGTATAACCAGTTGCCATACCATCTACTATATATTCATTTATAGTATTATTAAGATTATATATTGGACCCATTGGAAACATTACTTTAAACCCTTTTGTATCATCATATCCAATTATTACACCCATTGTAGAATATATTGCTTGTTTAACATTTTCTGAATTAATCCATATTTTATCTGTCATATATTGACTTAAATAATATGTATATCCAATAACAACTGGTCCATTTATATATAATGCCATTTTAACATCATTAACTGTTTGACATAATGCATATCCACTAATCTTATAATTTTTTGCTTCATTAACTGCATTTATAGGTATATCATTTGGTTTAATTGTTTGTATTGTATCAACTGTTATATTATTATATCCCCATGTATTATCTGTACATGTTCCATTTATTTTTAAAATATCTAAAATATTTGGTAATGGTGTATATGAATCAGATGGATCTGAAAAACTAAAATTTCTATTTGATCTATTCATATCTATAAATCCACCTGACATCCACCCATGATATTTATTATCATATGATGCTTGATATTCTACAATTGTTGAAGCAGATACAGCACTCATATTAAGAGGAAATGATTGGTTATTTGTAATATCTATATATGAATTAAGTATAATTCCAAAGATTTCTTTTAATTGTTTAGATACATCATTATCTGGTAATGGTTTAAAATATAAATAATTACTTAGATCTAATTTTGATGGTAATGATTGAATTGTTGGAATATTTGGGTTATTTAATATTGAATTATAATAATTTGTAAATGTTAAATACATAGATGGATCAATTATAGGTACGGTATTAAACATTTGAATATCTGAACTAGATGGTGCTGTTGATGGTGGTTTAGATGGTGTTATTGATGGTGCTGTTGATGGTGGTTTAGATGGTGTTATTGATGGTGTTATTTTTGGTTGAATTATATCAGTAGTTACATATGCTTCTTCTACATATTTAGAAAAATCATCAAATGGCATATAATCATATCCCATCATATCAGATGTACTTTTTAATGGATTATAAAATGTTCCCCAACTATTTCTAATAATAAATCCATTATTATTATATCCAACAATACACATCATGTGTCTGCCAATGAATGTAGTGTAAGGAGCTTCTCGTGCCCACATACGTCTTCTGATTCCACCATCTGGAGTATTTATACTACCATAAGAATCTCCATATAATGATGCAGCAATTGGTACTGGTCCATTTAAAAATAATCCATTTTTAACATCTAATACTGTTTGAACTAAAACAGATTTTGATATTCTATATTTATTTGCTTCTTGAACAGCTGAAACTGGAATAATTGATGATGATAAACTATCAGGATCATTATTAGGATAATCTAAAAAAATACTATATGGTAATGTATTTTCTGTACATACACCTATATTAGCAATAATATCACATGCATTACTAGGATACATCCCACTATTTCCAATATTTACACGATTTAAATAAATAAATGCAGGTGATAAATATCCATCAAGACCCACATCAATTTTTTCTTGCCATTCTTTCATACAACTAGTACCAAATGCAACACATGAACCTATACTTCCTTGATTTCTTACTGGACCTAAATTATTTCTTAAATCAATTGATGGTGGTAATTTAGGGACATTCTCTAAATTAGATAAATATGTTTTATATGTAACTGCATCTGGACTAATAGGACTACGTAATGCATCTAATTTAAATCTTCTTAATTCTTTTTTATTTTTATCTCTAAGTATAAGTTCGTTAACTGATTCGGATGGAGTTGCTATAGTTGAAGGTGTATTAATAATATCTATATTTGTTAAATTTTTTGCTTTAGGCATTTTTTTTGAAAATTTTACACGTTTCATTATATATATATATTATAAATAAAATTGAAATTAATATATTAATCTAAATAATATATTAATAATTAAAATGATTGAATATGATGATATATTAAAATATTGGTTCCCATCCGATACTATTCCAAAATATTGGTTTAATAAAAATAAAGCTACCGATGAATATATAACTAAAAATTTTAATGATATTTTAATAAAAGCTGAAAATCATGAATTAAATCATTGGAAAGCATCACCTAAAGGTCATTTAGCATTAATTATTGTCTTAGATCAATTTTCTAGGCACATATATCGTAATGATAAAAATAATATGTATAAAAATGATATTATTGCATATCATCATGCACACGAATTTTTTCTATACAATAAAGATCAAGATTTATCTGATTTAGAAAAAATGATGGCCTTAATGCCATTTCGTCATACAAATAATATTATTGCTTATGATTTTATAATTGACTATATTTCAGAAATTCAATCTCCTATTTGGGACAAATTTAAAAAATATACATTAATTAATTATAAACATTTATTTGATCATGGTACACTTCCATATAGATCTAAATTTATATTTGATTATTCTAAATTTAACTCAATTTTAGAATATTCATGGATTCCTGAAATGCAAAATGTTGATATTGTTTGCCCTATAAGTTCTACATTAATAAAATTTTGTATTGATAATTTTGCACCAAAAGATAAAAATATTAATAATTTAATAATCGTATCACTTTCTGGTGGTGTAGATAGTATGGCTATTTTATATGTTTTATCTATTATAAAAAATACATTACCATCTAATTTATTAATTGTTGCAATTCATCTAGATTATCATAATCGCCCTGAAACTGGATTAGAAGCAGAATTTCTATTTAGATGGTGTTCATTGATGTCCATACCATTATATTATAAATATATTAATGAAGGAGTTAGAGAAAGAACGAGTAAAAATAGAGAATTATATGAAGAATTAACAAAACAAATTAGATTTGACTTGTATAAGCATGTAAGAGATTTATACTCTTCTCATTATTTCATGGGAGTTATTCTCGGACATCACAAAGGAGACCTCCAAGAGAATATTTTCTTCAACATGGTGAAAGGCCGCCCTTTATCCGATTTATCTGTCATCAAAATTCAATCTGAAATTTTAGGGGTAAAAATCCTCAGACCTCTACTCAGCCACCCCAAAAAAGAGATTTTTGAATTAGCTCATAAAACAAAAATTCCGTATTTTAAAAATACAACTCCATCGTGGTCAAACAGAGGACAATATAGAGAAATTATCCAACCTGCAATTATAAAAACATTTGGAGAAGGGGTATTAACTAATTTATCTAAAATAGGTAAAGAATCAGATGAGATTCAAGTATTAATGAATGATTATATAATTAAACCATATTTAAATTCTATTACATTTAAAGATAATAAATATTATTTTGAAATTAAACCAAATATGTCATTTACATTTTGGAAATATGTTTTTCATGAGTGGTGTCATCAAAATAATATTCCATTAATATCATATAAATTAATTACTCAAATTTATGATAAAATTTATAGCAATAAAGATCTAAAAATTACATGTAATAATAATATAAATGTATCAATACATAAGGGATTTATTGAAGTTAAAATTTAACCACATTTAACATTTTCTGTATTTCTAATCTAAATGATCTAAATTTTATTTTTTTATTTTATAGTTTTGTACCAAATAAAAATTTTTTACCACATTTAACGGAGTCAAAAATGCAAGTTTTTAAAATATAACTTTTTTATTTTTGGGGATAAAATTTTAAAAATTTTTTTTTATTTTTATCGGCTCTCTCTCTCTCTCTTTCTCCACCACATTTTTTTGTTATTTTCTCTCTTCTCTCTCTCTCTCTTTCTCTCTTATTGTTTTTAATATCTTTATTTCTTATTTCTTATTTTTTTTTCTAATTATGGTAAGAAAAAAAAATATAAATAATATAAATAATATAAATAAATAAAATAGTATCAAAAATGGTAAGAAATAAAAGTATAAAATAAAAATTACAATGAGAAAATTTTTTTGTCAAAAACCACATTTAACCACATTTAACCACATTTAACGGCCCTTTTTCCGTTAAATTTACCCCAAAAACCACAATTTAACCACATTTAACCACATTTAACGGCCTAAATTTAACGGATGTGGAAGCCTATTGAACATAAAAAAATATAATATTTATTACTATTAATTATGATATAGTTTATTTATTTTTATTAAAAACAGTATTTTGGCAAAAGTACTATTTTAGAAAAAAATTTTAATAAACTAAACTAAATATTTTAATTTTTCTTATTTTTAACAAAAACACAATTTACCACATTTAACCACAATTTAACCACATTTAACCACATTTAACCACATTTAACAAAAATAAATAAATTGTCTTACCATGATTGATTGTAAAAATAAATTTATTTTATAATTAAAAATGATAATAAAATAAATTAAAATAAAAAAATATATAAGATAATTATACTAATAATTAATATGTCAGTATTTCATTGTTCTAAATGTACAAAAATATTTGCAAGAAAACTTCATTTTGATAATCATATTAATAGGAAAACACCGTGTGTTAAAGTAGTAATTTATTCAGATAATGAAATAAATCAAAATAAAGAAACAGATTTATCACCTGAATTAAATCAAATAATTAATGATACTAGCAAAACTATTTATAGTTGTAAATATTGCAACAAAGGTTATAGCAGACAAGATAGTTTAAGTAGACATATTAAACAAAATTCATGTAAAGTAAAAAAAGAAATAAATGATGTTTATATGGTTGAAATTGAATCATTAAAAAATAAATTGATGGAACAAACAACAAAATTAAATGAAATAAATGAAAATAGAACAAATATTATCCAAAATAGTAATAATACTATTAATAATGTAACTAATGTTACCAATCAAATTAATATTGTTTCAATAGGAAAAGAAGATATGAGTAAATTAACACAAGAAGAATTATTAAAAATTGCAACGAGTGGTGTATTTTATCCAATCGTTGCTGCAGAAATTATTCATTGTAATGAACGTTTACCTGATTTTCAAAATATATTAATTTCTAATTTAAGAAGTAATAAAGGTCATATTTATTCAATTGGTAATTGGATTACTAAAAATCAAGATGATATTATTCGATATTTAATGGACATTGATAAAATTCATGTAACAAATATTATTAATGACGTTAAAGTAGATGATGAAAAAATTAAAGATAAAATAGAATATACAAAAGATGAATTAAAAGAAGATAAATCTCATCATGCTGGTAAAATAAAAGACAAATTATATTCAGCATCTAAAATGATATCAAAAAATAAAAATAAAAAAATAAAAGATACTGAATAAAATAATATATTATTTTAATATATTATTTTTTGGTCATTAAATAAAACGTTAATTCTACCTGATCGTATGTTTTTTTATCTATAATTTCATATGTAAAATCTTCTCTATTTAACAATGGTTCTACAAAATTATCACAACCAAATGATTTATTAATTTGATTGTAATATATTTTATTTACTAAATTTGATTTTAGTGCTTCATTATATAATCTTGATCCACCTATAATAAAAACTTCATTATCATCATAAATATGTTTTTTTGCTTCTTTTAATGACTCTTCAAAACTTCTTGTTATAATAAAATCATTTCCATCTTTACCTAAATCTTTACATTCATCATTAGATGATATAACTATATTAATTCTATTCTTTAATGATTTTCCCAAATCCTTTGCGGTAGTTGATCCCATAATACAAATATTATTACTAGTTATTTTATTAAAATATTTTAAATCGTCGGTAAAATACCATGGAATCTTATTATCTTTAGATAATCCACAGTCAATATCTGTTATTAGAATCATGTTTAATTTCATATAAATGAATATTTCCATTCATTTATATAATTTAATTAGTAACCATCAGTTACAATATCACTTACAGTTGTTTCTTTTACATATTGTCCTAATGCTAAATGATAATTATTTGATTCCCATTCTAAAGATTTTTCACAGATTGAATATCTTAAAAATAATAATATAATTGAACATTGAAACATATATAATAATACAGCACTAACTAAACTATTAAACCAACTTGGTTTTCCATTTTTATCTGTATTAAATGTTTTTATAATAATATTTTCAGATGTATATATTAATAGAAAAAATATTGATACAGTAAACCATGCTAATATTGCAAATTTTGTAGGTGTAAATAAAATAGTTACAGGTGCAACTACTATATTAAAAAACCATGATGTTGACATTTCTGATTTTTCTGCTTTTTTATCAGCACATACAAGTAAGTTAAATACCTTTAATATATCCATATTATATATAATTATAAAAAAATATAATTAAGAAGAACAATTTAAACATACATCATCTGCTTCAAATACTTTTATTTTAGGTTTTTCTTTTTCAACTGGTGTTGTTACTAATTTATTTTTATTAGCGTCTATACTAAATTTTTGAGCTTGTGATGCTGGTAATGTACGTAAATAATACATTCCTGTTTTTAAACCATTCTTCCATCCATACATTAATGCAGATGTTAATTTATTTGCATCATTAACTGGCATAAATAGATTCATACTTTGTGATTGGTCAACATATGATTGTCGTGCAATTGCATGATTAATTACATCTTTCATTTTAATTTCCCATACTGTTTTATATCTTTCCTTAATATCTTCAGATAATCCATTAATATCTTGTACTGATCCATTATGAATAATTAATTGTTCTCTCATTTCTTCAGTCCAAACACCTAAATCAGATAATTCTTTAATTAAATATTTATTTACAATAATAAATTCTCCAGCAGATGTTCGTCGAGTATATATATTTGATGTCATTGGTTCAAAACATTCATTGTTACCTAATATTTGTGATGTAGATGCTGTAGGCATTAATGCAATCATTAAACTATTTCTTACACCAAATTCCATAATATTTTTCTTTAAATTATCCCAATCTGAATAAATTCTAGGTTTAGTATTATAATATTCAAAATGAAATATACCTTTGCTTAGATCACTACCATCAAAATAATGATATTTACCATATTTTTTAGCTAATTCATTAGATGCTTCTAATGATGCATGATACATTGTTTCTAAAATGTTTTGTTCTACATTAATTGCTTCATTACTTGCATAAGATAGTTTCATTATATGAAATAAATCTGCAATACCTTGAATACCAATACCCATTGGACGATCAGATAAATTAGTTTTTTTACATTCAGGTGTTGGATAATATGTAATATCTATTACTCGATTAATATTATAAACAATTTGTTTTACAACTTCGTGGAGTTTAGCATAATTATATTCATTATTTTCATAAAATTTATTAACTGCAATAGAGGCAAGGTTACAGACAGAATATCTATCGGGGCCTGTTACTTCTACGATTTCAGCGCAGTTGCCTGCAATAATTCCATTAAAAATACCTGTATGATTTTTAGGTTCATTGAAACAATATGTATTATCATATCTATTTTCATCTATTATATCAACAATTTTAATAAATTGTTTTGCATCTCGTGATGGTTCTTCAATATCATCAATTTTTAATCTATTACATATTAATCCTAATTTACATAATTTATACAGATCACATGATGTCAATAATAATCTATATGACTTTTGACATAGATATTCTTTTTGACTACCTTTTCCATCTGGCATTAATTTAGTAGATTCTTCATGCATAACCGATATTTTACCATTTATTCCTATTGTATTTAACATATGATTAATATTTTGTAAGAATTCAAAATTAATAGATGATATTTGTAGTTGTTTATTTGTACCATTAACTGCAATTGTACCGTCCCCATCAATAAAACCAGCTAGCCATTCTAATTTGATACTTAGTTTTTGATCAATTGGAACTGTATATTTTCTTGGCATATCTAATGGTAATAATACGGTTAATTTCTTTTCAGATGGTACAATATTACATTCGTCTCTTTTTTCAATATATTCTAATAATTTCATTTTATCTTGATATAATGTCATGTGAGGTTTATCTAATCCAACTTTAGCACAACATATATCATCATCAGATATAATGCTATGATATTCGACATTATCATAATTTTTATAATCATTATGTCTCATACAATATAATTCATCTGTTTTCTTCTTATAATTACATCTATTAATTTCTGGAAATGTTGTATATGTTCCTTCAGCTGAAAATAATCCAGCTGTATATGGATATTTAAATGTATTTAATCCAGTCTTTATTATAGGATAATCACACTTAATTAATTTCATATTGGTTTTTAACTCTTTTGCTTCTATTATACTAATATCTTTAGCACTATAACTATTTTGAATATGAAATTTATGATATGGAGTACATTGTAATTCATTGCCATCAGATGTTATAACTTTAATTAATTTTTGATTTTCTCCCGTCTGACGCACTTCTACTTCACTAAATTCTTTACCATTCCAAACATTAACTTTTTGATCTTTTAATTTACTAATTTCTAAATAACCTTTATCTGTTAAAATTTTTGTTTCTGGTGCAACGCATAAATTAGATGACTTTACCGTACCAATATTTTTTTGATTAGAATATTTATTAATTGTATCTTTAAACAATATATATGGCATACCTGTTTCAAATTGTGATTTTAATATTTTCTTCCATAATGTTTCTGCTGGAATTACTTCGCGATATTTTTTCTGATCAATATATGATTGATATAATTTATTAAATTCATCACCATATGCATCTATTAATCCAGGACACTCATCAGGTGACATCAAATACCAATCTTCTTTATTTTCTACTGCTTGCATTAATCTATCTGGTATCCATAATGCTAAAAATAAATCCCGAGTTCTTAATTCTTCAATCCCATCAGCTAATCTTAATTCTAAAAAATCTACAATATCTGCATGCCATGGTTCTAAATATGCAGCAATTGACCCATTTCTACGACCAGATTGATTTACATATCTAGCAGTATCATTAAATAATTTTAATAATGGTACTAATCCACTGGTAATACCTTTTGTTGATTTTATAAAACTATTTTTAGAACGAACTTCACTAAATGGAATTCCAATACCACCTGCATATTTACTGATTTCACCTGAATCTCCTAATACTTTAAAATGATCTTTCAAACTATCTAAAACATATAATAAAAAACAGGATGCTAAATTTCCAGATCTTAATCCTGCATTAAATAATGTTGGTGTTGCATGAGTAAAATATCCTAAAGTCATATAATCATATGTTTTTTTAATATTAGCTAATATATCTTCAATTGAAATTACATCTTCGCAATGAAGTGCAATAGCAACTTTCATATACATATCTTGAGGTCTTTCTACAATTTTATCATTTATTTTTACTAAATAACTTTTCTGGAGAGTCATAAAGGCAAAATAATCAATTGTTAAATCACGTGAATAATCCATGAACGTATCTAGAATATATGCATTATTTTTGATGAATTTTACAAAAGATGGCTTCAAATACGTTTTGTCATTTGCATGAATATATTTAATTTTATCTGAAAAATTATTTAATGTTTCTTTATGCAAATTGGTAATTAAAATACGACCACCTAAAATATTATAAAATGGATGCTTAGATGCACGTGATGCACAAATTTGCGCACATACATTATCTAATTCAATCGTTGATATTTTATCATAAATACTTTGACTCGCATCAACCGCGATAGAACAAACACTAATTAAATCTTTTTCTTCATCAGAACATAAATAATTTAATCGTTGTTCTATTTTACTGAGTTCAATTTTCTCTAATTTACCATCACGTTTGGTAACATATTTTGCCTCAGTGATACGTTTCATATTATTATCTACTTGTTTATTATTCATGGATTAATCTTAGATATTTTTTATTCAACTTTTTTTGTTGAATTTTTTATTCAATTTTTTATTACTATATATTTTTATAAACTAATGTTTTTATATATTATTAAATTTTATGTAATAATATATATAAAGAAATCTTATTGACACCACCACTTTTGATTCTCAGATGATACTGTTCTGCGATTTAAAGGACATACTTGATTTTCAGATTTGGGGCCATCATTACCAAAAAATGGAGTACCAAAATCATATAATCTGGTATTACTTTTGTTTTTAACTGTTTTGTTTGAAGGCATGTCATTACTATTTGTGCAAATCCATCTATTAATATCAACTTGGATTGGAATTTTTTGTCCTACAGGGCAGCGATTAGATTCTGTGTTGCTTGAATCTAAATATGGAAGTAATGGAGCTGCGCAATGTTGTTCTTGTTCTTCAGGTGTACTTTCATTTAAATACGCACGTGTACAGGGGGAACCAGTCTGGGTATGTGCAGGTGTATTTTGCATTATATAATATACTTAAAGAAAATATTTTTACTAGATATTTTTTTATATAAAGATGTGTACAGTCAAATACTAAAGTTAAGAACCCCCTTCGGGAGTTACTTTAGTATTTGGCGCTAGCGTGAATGTACCGAATAAAAGTTACTTCACTGTACGATTTTATTAAATACCAGAATTATTATTATCGACATTTGAGGGAACTGTTGCATCTAAATAATATCCCCACCATTTTCCACCATCAACTCCATTATATAAATATCCTACATTTTTATGATTATCTCTAGAATAACCATTTATATTACCTCTGTTATAATTTCCATTACTTGTGTAACTACCACCACTATAGTCAACAATATTATCATTTTTAACATCTTCAAGATGTTCTATTTTTTTATTAACTGATTTCTTTATATTTTTCATATATATAAACAAATCAAAAAAATTAAACTGACACTGCATAATTATTTATAAATGTATTAAATGTAGGATATGGAAAAAATACAATATTTCTTTTTTCTTTCATAATTGTTTTTGCCATATCTAAACTCATACTTTTATATTTTATTAGATAACAAAGAACTACAGTTGCAGATCGTTGAACACCTGCATAACAATGAACTAATACACCAATATTATTATTCAAGTAGATATTTATTATATATGTTAAATAATTAATTTTATTTGCTAATATTTCATTTGATTCAGTTGTATTCAGATCATGAATTGATAATCGTATAACTTCTATATTTGGATCAATTGGATAAATAATATCTTTAGAACAATTAATAATTAATTGTATATTATTTTTTTTTAAATTTTCTGTTTCTTTTGGTGCATTTCTATTTCCAAGCCATAAATTTGGAATTATTTCATTGGCGTATTCCATATTATATATTTATTATTTTTTCTTTAATTTTGATTTTGATTTCATAGACATCATTAAAAATACTCCTCCTATAACAATACAACAACAACATATACAAATACATATACCAATACCAATAGTCGTTGATGTATTATCTATATTAATACCAAATGTATTATTTGATGAAGATATTACGGGTGATGCTTTTGGTAAATAAGAACAATCAATTTTAGCTAATTCACTATTAGGATCATTAATTTTATGTACAAATGGTAGACAAAAATTAGATAGATTAGAACGTATACCATCTTTATCCGACATAACTTCATACTGAGCTTTATAAAAATATCCAATATCATTCCAAATTTTAGGAGTATTTATTTTTTGTAATAATTTAGGTGGAGGATTTAGTCCTATTAAATATCTTTTGTAGGGATATTTAAAACCATCATTAGTTAGTTGATTATATGTATTGTCTGGAGTAAAGTCATTATCTGTTATATTTGCCTCAAGAAAAGCCATATTAAGCATTGATGGTATTGTAATATTATAATTTAGACATGCGTACATTAATGGATAATAAAAATAATATACAGTTGCTCCTAGACTAGAATCATTATATAATATTATATATTTACTATCATTTGTCATTACCAACAACTGATCATTAATATTAGGTGATGTAATTTTATTTACATTTATTATAGCATATATATTACTATTAGCATCTAGTTTTTTTGTAATTGGATTACCACTTGCACTTGTAGGATCTACTGTATTTAAAGTACCTGAATTAATTTTTCCTGTATTTGGATCTAGAGTATAATTTGATATATATCCAAATGTATTACCCATAATATAATATATATTATTATATATATAATAATATATATTATTTATTACACCACCATTTAGGATTATCTTTAGTTTGAATTTTTGAAATATTTATTGGGCAAGCTAATGAATTAGGATCAGGTGATGTACCATTTGCACAAATACCATTAGGATATGAACCATTACCAAATGAATTCATTTCTATTAAATTATTATCACAATCACATTTTACATTTGATCCTGAAACATAACTATTTGCATATGGTGGACAATTTATTATTGTTGAAGGAGTATACATACGTTCAATTACTATACTTTTTTTTGGTTGTTCCATTATATAATACTTAAAGAAAATATTTATATTATATTAATACTTAAAAGAAGAATATATTTATATAAATATGTGTTTACTATATATACATTCTAATAATAATATTACTGATTTAGTTTTAAACTTAGATTCTTTTTTAAATAAATCAAAACAAAATTTTAAAATAATTATAATATCAGATTATATTACTGAAATAAATCATAAATTAATAATAATACAACAAAAAATTATATATGATGATATCCAACATTTAGATCATGATTTTATTATTGAAATAAATGATACAATAAATTTAGATTTTTTATTAACGTATGATTATAAATTATGTGAATATATAAATAGTAATTATATTATAAATAAATCGTTAAATGATTATTTTACAGATAATGAAATTAAATTACTTGGTGAAATTAATAAAAAATTAAAAATTAATGATATTAATAAATTTGTAGATTCATTTATTATTTATAATAAATCTGGATTAAAAAAAATAGGATGGTTTAATACTCTTAAATTTTTTGAAAATAAATGTACTGAATTAAATATTAATATTAATAATCAAAAATTGTTAATATTATATCAAATTTTATATCCAAATTATATAAATTTTATTGATATTATAATAGATGATACTAAAATTTTAGATACCGTCCCTGATACCGTCCCTGATACCGTCCCTGATACCGTCCCTGATACCGTGCCTGATACCGTGCCTGATACCGTACTTGATACAGTACTTGATACCGTGCCTGATACCGTGCCTGATACCGTCCCTGATACCGTGCCTGATACCGTGCCTGATAC